CAAAGGTTGCCCAAAGAGTCGAAACGGCTTTAAAGAATGCAAGGAAAGCAAAGAATAAAATAATCAGGCTTGAACATGAACTCAAGGCAATTTTTGAAACAGGTATAACGCTTGGAGCAGCCCGGGCAGCCAAGCAAAAAGAGATCGATGCAGCAAGAGCTAGTTACGAAGCGATGTTTGGTGAGCTTAAGACAGCCAGAACAGCAAGAGCTGAGGCACTAAAAGTTATTAGAAAGGGATCAGATGTTCCGGGAAAACTTTTCGGCGAGGTGAGCGATGAGGAGATAGCGGTAGGCGTATGGAGAAACAGGATATATAAAAAGGGAGATATTGACGCTTTAGAAAAGGGAATTAGATCCCTTGCAGGTGACGGAAATACAAATTTATTTTTAAAAACTTTTGGAAGGGCCGTTGATGTCGGTGTGTATGCCAAGGCTACTCTGGACTTTGCCGCACCTTTTCTCCAGGGTCTTCCGATGCTTATCAAAGATAGAAGGGCATGGACAAAGGGGACTCTTAAACACTATGAGGCCTTTTTCGATCCGACGGTACAGGCACAGTATGTGAGGGCAAACATAGGTACACTTCAGGAAATGGCCCTTTACGGGGTACCGATGGGAGATTCAGAATTCTTCAGAGCCGTCCAGAAAGGAAGGGGCGTTCCTTTAGGTAAAATGCTTGAACTTCTTCCCGATGAAAAAAATTCACTTCCTGAGTTTTTCGGACAGGTTCTCAATGACACTGCAACGAAAGTGGGAAGGAAAGGAAAACAACTAAGACTGAGGCCGAGGTCGCTGGAGTTTCAGCGCCAGACGATAGGAAGGTTCCAGTCCTCTTACGATTCGTTCCTCACCGTTGTGCGAGCTGAACATTGGAAGGCTATGCGTTCTTCGTGGACACGCGAAGGAAGGGAGGGAAATACCCTCGCCGAACTTGGGGCGTATATGAGGAATATGACAGGAGGTCTCGACGTAAGGGGAATTGGCGTCGGGAAAAGCTGGAGAGAATTTGAAAGGATGTGGGTTGCGTTTTCGCCAAAGCTCATGCGTTCAACTATGGCGATTGTTGCAGACGGCCTCAAATATCCTGTGTACAAGGCAGGAAGGGCAGTAGGCCTTGATGTTAACACGACAGTAAGGCACAAAGAATCGGCAAAGGCACTTGCCTCTGTTGCCGGTGCAATGCACGGCTATTTCATATTGGGTTCAGTTGCAAGGGCATATGCGATGGCCTTTAACGATGAGAACAGGGAATATAAACTGGGGAAAAATATTTCCCCTCCTACTAAGATAGATATGGACAGGCTCACAGACGATCTTGCACAGGGCCTGAACCCTCTTAACTTTGGTAAATATCTCAGCATTGATATGAACGGACAGTGGATTGGGCCGGGAGCGCAGTTCAGGGGAATGACTCAGATGCTCTATGGTCTGGTGTCAGGACTTGCTCCGGGAGGAAAGCCCCTGGAAGATATCGCATCTCTCCATTCGGACGAAAATCCCTTTGTTGGCTACATGGCAAACAGAGGCGCTTTAGGTACGGACTGGCTGAAAACTACGATTGAGGGAGTCACCGGACTAGACACCCAACCATTTGAAAATATTGAAGGTCCGTGGGATATGATCCCACATCTTGCGACTGGATTTTTACCGATGGTGATTGAGGGAATAATGGAAGGCGACAAGATGCAGGGGGTCCTCAGCGGTGAGATCGGGGGAAGAACATCTCCACTTAGCCCTTCCGATCAGTATGAAGCAAAGATGAAAGACACTTATTATCAGAAGACAGAAGAGGAGCTTGCTCCGTATTACAGTGAGGAGGATGCTCCCGGAGCAAAATGGGGCATTGCAGGTGAGGCGATTGAAGCTGCGACTGGTGGCAAGGTCGATATGCAGCGAACCCACGATTGGCCTGAGCGTGAGAACGGAAGAAAAACGTGGAAAAGAGATGTTCCAAAAGACCTTCAGGCAGACCTTCGCGAACAAGATCCTGAGCTTCAGGAACTCTACGAACTCGACCGTGAACACCAGATCAAGCAGGGAACAGACTACGGTAAATACATCGCAAAGCAAGAAGACTTTGCCGCTAAAAGAGATGAAACTATCGAGGAAGCAGCGAGAGTTCACGGCCCCGGAGGGACTTTAAGAAAGATAATTGATGACGAAAATAGAGAATACAGAACCAATGTTGAGGATCTGAAAAAAGATTTCGGCGATATGATGATGGAGTTTGACGAGGCTGACCCTTCAAGAAGCGCCTTTAACAGGGCGATTGACGAATACTGGTTTGCACTCACAGACCCAAACAGACCACCCATTGATGATCCAATATACGGGTATGACCACTGGGAAAAAGAAAGGCGAATCGAAGAGCTGAAACAAAACCCCAATGTCGCGCCTTACGTCGAAAGAGTTCAGGATCATATCAATAGAACCCAGTCAGGAGCCAGAGGAGAATTAAATACCGCAAGGAATTTCATTGCCCCGTACTGGGAAGTTGAATATGAACTTATGAAAGATGTCGGAAACGGAATAGAGCCGGAACACGCAGACTTCTTTCCAAAATACGAACTTCACAAATCCCAGAATGCAACAAACCGGCAAGCTATGCTGGAAGGTGAGATGCCAACCCTCGACTGGACATATGACGATGCCGAGATTCTTAATGAAATTGTTGCCAATACTAGTGACCGCAGAAAAGAGATGAGGGAAGGGGAAGTAAGAGACGATGACGGTAAGATCACGTGGTCGAAACTCGATGCAATCATGGCTGATGGAACTCTTGTAAAGTGGGGTTACGGCCAAACATCAAATGACTGGTTTGAAATGATCGTAGACGAAATAAAAGATGCAGGGAACGGGTATTTCGATCACAGGTTGATTGATGAGGGAATACGCACATGGTTAAGAGAAAACCCTCACCTTCAACAGTATTTGGAAGGGGAACGGCACAGTGACTACCGCTAGTAAGACAGGAATAAGATGCCCACACTGTGGGAGGAAAGTAGCCGAGAAATTAGTCGGTGAAATGTGGTTACGCTGCATAAAATGTAAGGCGGACCTGCATTTCGCTTTTGACAAAGGAAAAAACAAAAACTAAACTAGACGTTAACTCAAACATATAGTAAGAGCGCGGTTCAGTCGCCAGAGATTCATTCTCTCGGTGGCTTTTTTATTTTAAGGGGTAGTGCATGACATTACAAAATCAGACGGCAGGTTTTGATAACCCGCCAGAAGAAGCAGTGAATGGAACTGGCAGCCTTGTACCAGAGACGGAGGCCGCGCCCGCAGAAGCGCAACCGGCCCAGAACCCTGGTCAACCTCCCACCATAGATTCACTTCAGGCCAGAATGGCCGAAATGGAGAAGCAGTTTGAAGACCAGCAGACGGCACTTAGCAAGTCGCAGCAGGACTACAACTCACTCAACGGACGCTATAAACGCGCCGTCGAAGAGAAGTCCACGCTCGATGAAATAGCCGACTCACAGGTATCTCTCGCAGGAACACTACAGGCCCTGATTCGCCACACGGCAACTCAGGACGAACAGGTGTTTGCAGAGGAACTGGAGAAGGTACAGGCCGATACTGCAAACCGTACTACCAACCGGTCTTTTACAAGCGCTTCAGCCGACATGATCCGTGAGATACAGGAAATTACTGAAGAACTGGGCCTAGACCTTGAACAGTCGGATGAACTCCGCACCTTCAGGGAAAAATGGACCCCAGCCTATCAGGCATCCGATGTCGCAGGATTGTATGACGCCTACGCCGACTTCCTCAAGACGGCTCGCCGTCTGGAAAGGGACAAGCGTGAGTCGGACCTTACAAGCGCCCAGACAGCGAATGAAGAAAAGAGAACCCGGGAAAACGAAGCACTTGGAATTAACGATCTCGATTCGGGAGTGGGAATTCCTTCGGCGATGAACGGCAACTCTCTTCTCACGCGCCTTGGCGATACGGGGGCGTCGGTATCTAGAGAAGAAATAGCACAAGCAGCGGAGCAGATGTCAAAACTCGGTATCCGCTTTTAATGGGAGATTAAGAAATGGCTGTTGGAAATACGATAACAGATTCATTAGCCGACTCTATTCCCACGATGATTGCTTCTGCAAGAATTGTGAGAGAGTTCGCTGGTGTTATGCCTAACCTCGTCGATAGGCAAAGACTCGACGAAAATACAGGAACAACTTGGAATGAAGTTTCGATGTCGAAACTTGCAGCTCAGGCTGTTACTGAAAGTACAGAACTCGACAACCCCCAGCAGATGGAAGACACGTTGTTCTCGGTAACCCCTACGGTTATCGGAGTTCATACCGTCATCACCGACAGGGTTGCCCTGAGAATTAGCGCTAACGCATATGCCCAGACAGGGTCACTTGCACAGAACGCTATTGAGAGAAAGAAAGACCAGGACGGACTGACGGCTATCGACGGTGCAAGTGTTGAACTTGGTGCTGCTGGTAACGGTCTGGACTCTGGTGAAATTGCTGCGGCAGCATACAGGATTACCTCAAACACAACTGAGCCAGCTCCTGCAAATGCTCCGATCAACGCTGTCCATCATGGCTTTTGCCTGAAGGACATTGACGACGAATTGATCAATGCCGGTATTGGGGCAACCACTGGAGAAGGCGCACTGCTAACTTCAGGTGTAGCGGTTGACGCTTACCAAAATCGGTACAGGGGAACAATCGCCGGTGCAAGACTGTATGAAGACGGAAACTTAACTATTGACAGTGCAGACGACGTTAAAGGCGGGGTCTTCTCGCAAATGGCACTGGTATTAGTCGAGGGCAGGTCTCCATATATTGAGACCAAAAGACTGCCTGAACTAGGCGGTGGAGCCACAGCTCTCTATCATTACGATGAATACGCATAT